AGCCCATCAGAAAAAAGTTTGTCAAAATGACAAATTACCTGTTGACAAATTAGCGGAGGTTTGCTAATGTAAAGAGAACAGGGTTCAGTCTGTACGATAATCCTACAGCAGTCAGTGAGCGGTAACGCTAAGAGGTTTCTGGAGAAATCCAGTTTTCACCGGGCCACGGGGTACTAGTGATGTACCGGACGCTGCAAAGCGTTTCTTTTCCGAGGGGCACACGTCCCGGTTCAATAATGTCGTAAATAGTCAAAAATACCTCAACAAAGCGGGAGTTTGGGAACGGGTGAGCATTCCCCTAATACCAGCAGAGTGTAATAAATTGGGCATTTCCTTGAGTTTACAGGAACCCCGGACACAGGACACCCTCTACCGACACTAACCGAAAGGCAACACCTGGTTCGTATCCGTATCTAGCCTGATAGTAAAGGGCAGTGATACCTAAGAACGACATAGGAAAGCCCCTCGTGTGTCCAAAAATGGCTTGGGAGAGAATGGCAAGAGACATACCACGTCAAGCACACACAGGCATACCCAAGAAGAAGAGATTTTCATTCCTGCGAACTAACTTGATGACAGGACGGGACTTGGGCGTATACGACAAGACCGCACGTAGGTACAGATTTTCCGTCTTTAGGATGATTCATTTACCCGAGTTAGAGACTCAGGACTGTTATTTGTGTGGTAAAGAGCCAGAGCACTGGCATCACATTGTCCAGATGTGTATGGGAGGGGCGGACCACAGGTTGAATCTAGTCCCGTTGTGTAAGCCATGCCATAGACGGGTTCACCGTCATTCGATTATCCGGGGAAATCGTGTGGAGCGTCCGTACCATCACATACCTGTACTCTTGAAGCCAAAGATTGAGTTTGAGTACATCCCACCGCAAGCGGTAATTACTTGACAAATGGCAATTTACTCTGACCCAGAGGCGCTCCGGCAGCGCCAAGAAGACATGAAACGACGTATGGAGAACCGCAAAGAGATAGCAAGGATGGGAGGGAAAAACCCCAGAATCGGTCGGAAACGCATTCGTAGGAATAAGATTTCGAAAAGATAAAAAGTTTTTTACTGTAATTTCAATCACATACAGATGGTTCAAGTTGCGTTTAGAAAAACGTCGGTTATAGTTAGAATACTTAGACAATAACAACAGCGAAGCGATTAGGGGAGAATCCATTGGAATCCGAGGGCGGGCCTCCTCCTGCGGCGCATTCGCGTCGTACCCGTCCTCACTACCGGCGCCACTGTGAATTTACCAGTGGCGCCATGTCTTTTGGAGAGGAGAACTTTGAGCGAATTTACCGGAAGCACAAAACTCGTTGCCGGAAACACCAGTGAGAACCTGGCAGGCACGGACCGCGATGTAGCCGTAGCAAGTGCAACGGCAGAAGCAGAAGTGAAAGAGGTGACAGGCGCATCTGATACGGAAGCGATAGAAGTGTTTTTGGATTCGGAGAACACATTCGATGTGTCGCGTGCAGAGTTCAACGAACTGCAAGATGCTTTCTTGCGTCTAGTCGCTCGCATCGAGAAGTATAACCAGGGTGCATCCCATAAAATCTAGTCCAGTAAGCCGTCTGAGGACAAAACGGCTCACAAGTTTCAATGCGTAGCCGCTGTCTCTGTACAGGACACATAATCGAGCTACGATGCCCGGAAAACGGGCAAGTTTTGGGCCACAAATGACCAGACGGGTAAAGCTGAAGGTGCGAGAGGGGCAACTAGTTCACTTTCGGAGAAAGGCGCGTGACTCGCGCTTTGAAATCCTAGCTTACCTGGTAGGTGAAGTTGTAAGCCCCGACCTGACCGTCATCGACTCCATCGAATACGCGCCGGAGTACGCCGACCAGACAAAATCAATGGTTTCTTGGTACGTCAGGGATTACGAGACCGTCAAGCAACGTGCGGAGGAGCGCGGGAAGCGAATAATTGGTTTCATTCACTCACACCCCCAATGGGACTCAGTGATGTCGGCGGACGATTACAACGTGTGCATAGCCAACGGCTACCGCGTGTGTGGTATTGTCTCGACGCATGGCCGGTCTACGCGGGTGCGATTCTGGGTGATGGATTCGCCGCTTCCTTGTCGAATCATACATGCGGAGAAAAAAGCAGCACCTAACGCATATCAATAAAGTCATGCGTGACGAGCGCACGATGCCGAGGATTCGAGCTTTGTTCGAGTTGATTGCACTCGTGTTAGACAGTGAAACGCCCGAGGAAAAGGCCCTCTACCTGGATATTGTAACTGCGCAGTTCGGGGCAGACCCGAAGCGCATCCGGTGGACTGACCCGGAAGACCCACCGTCTGCTGAAACACATCTCAGCCGCCAAGACGCCAAGATGACTGAACAGGCCCGAGGCTTGTTAGGTGAAATTCTGAAGGAAAGACAGGATGCAGGTAACGCCAGCGCAAGCTAAAGATTTCGGCAGGGTCTGGACACATAACGGCATCGCTATCTTCATGGACGATGCCAATTACAAGGTTGAAGAGATTCATCGAAGACGCGCAACGTCGCGCCGCTGAAGCTGTCAAGCCGAAAGTTGTACTCGCGAGTTCGTGATGGATTCAAACAACAATGTGTATGTCCCGAATGGGACCGTTATGACACCGCACATCGGTACTAACCCGCCGTCGTATCCGAATGTGTGCCCAGGTTGCGGACGCTGCCGCGATTGCGGGCAGCCCTACACCGCGCCGCCCGCGCCGTACAACCCATACCCATACCCATACCCATACCCGCCGATAGTTCCGTACCCTCCGATTGTTTGGGGCAGCGGAAGCGTGAGTGGATGGACCGGTTCGGCAGTAGCAATCAATTTCTTTAGCAGGGTGTAGATCAATGGTAGAGCCTTCCGCTGTAACCGTTAGGTTATATACGTGAAAGTTACCGTTCGGTGACAGATTCGAGGAGACGAATCATGTTATATCAGCAAAAGACGTTCAGTTGTCCAGCAGCACCCACCAATCTGCCGGACAGGAATTGGGACAGAGCCTTTTTGAACCGCGAAGAGTTTGAGGCTAAATACGGCGCAGGCTCGTATGACGAGGCGCAGCCGTATGGACCAAGTAATTCCTAATCTCTACGTGGGTGGAGACACCGACTACGAGAAAGTAGAAGACAGAAGCGGTTGGAGCTTTCTCAGATGTTGTAAATTCGGGCCTGGCGGCCATAAAGACACACTTGGTTATACGACGAATGCTGCCCCCAAGGGGCCGGACTACTTGGCCGCTACCGCTCAGCGCGGTCACCGTATGGCCTTGAATTTTATCGACGTTGAAGACCCAAATCTCATCCCTCAAAAGATGATTGAGCAGGGACTTCAATTCATCGAAAAACGGCGCGAGGCCGGTGACAAGGTACTCGTTGCATGTAATCGAGGCCACTCACGCGGACCCACAACGGCTCTGTTGTACCTCCGCGCTATCGGCGAGATGCCCGGTAACTTCATTACTGCCGAACGTATCTACCGAACGTTATACCCCAAGTACAACCCAGCCCAAGGCGCCCGCCAGTTTTCCCGCTCGCACTGGGACTTTTTCAAGGATTACCTCAGACCAAATGGATAAGTACGCAGCAGTACGACACTCCCTCGGCGGCGATGACCAGAAGCCGAAGAAAGAAATCGAGCACGTAAAAGTGCGCAAGGCCGCAAATGGCGGTCACATCATCGAGCATCACCACACTCATCCAGAACATCACCCGATGGAGGAGCACACTACCAAGAGTGATGACGAGATGGCCGAGCACATGCTCGCCAGTATGGGAACTCCCAACACCGGAGAAGCAGAAGCCGACGCAGGTACACCGGATGCTGCTTCCGCGACTGCCGGAGCTGCCGCACCCTCACCAATGGGAAGTGGCGCTGCATCGGCACCCGCAGCAGGAGCGTAACTATGCACACCGACACAGTGAAACTCAGCAAGCATCGCGTCGTGATGCACTTGAACAAGGGCGGGCTTCACCGCGCACTGGGTATTCCCGAGGGTGAGGTCATACCTAAAGAAAAGATTGAGCAAGCTAAGAACAGCAAGAACCCGCACGTTCGTGCGATGGCTAATCTTGCACACACGATGGAAGGTTGGCATCACGGAAAGTAGACCATGCCTCTCGTAAAGAGCAAGTCGAAGAAAGCCGTAGGCACAAACATCAAGACCGAGATGAAGGCAGGAAAACCTCGGAAGCAGGCAATTGCCATCGCACTTGACGTTCAGCGCCGCGCAGGAAAGCGCAAATAACCCTGCCGCATAGCGGAGGGCTATGACTTTAGACAAACTCCGGGCACTCGCCCAGGAAGCTCGCCAGCACGCTCATTATCACTATCGTGGTTTGACTGATGCTGAGCTGATGGAGAAGGCCGTCAAGAGCTTTCAGAGACTTCCTGAGTCCCAGCAGTTGAAGGCAACGAAGAGCTGGATTTCAGTGCTCGAAGAATCTGGGGAAGAGGCCACGCCCGAGAAGACGCAAGAGCTTCTCACCTACAGGTTCCTCGCACAGACCAATCTGTACTTTCTGTGCAACTTGTTGGAGAAATACAACCAAGTCACAATCAAAACGCACGAAGAGATTTGCAACGACTTTTTCGTCCAGAAAGACCCGACATTCACGACCTTCGAGAAGTTCGCCGACCAGTACACGGACCTGAAAGACAGAATGTTGCTGGTACCTCGTGGAGGTTTCAAGTCATCTATCGACATGGCGGACTGTGTTCAGTGGATTATTACATTCCCTGCAATCACGATTCTGATTTTGACCGGTACGCTAACGCTGGCGACCGATTTCGTCGGAGAAATAAAACAGCACTTCACCCTCGAAGAGAATGGTGTCCCAGACCCTAAGACGGGAAAGACTGGATACGGTCCGAAGAAACTGATGGACAAAGAGACTGGCGCTTGGTCGTCCAGTATGTTCCAAGTCTTGTTCCCGGAGCACTGCACATCTCCCGGAGATGGGAAGCAGACTGAGTTTCAGACACCAGCTGGCGGCGATGAGAAAGAGCCGACAATACGTGCAGCTTCTATTGAGCAAGCACTGTCCGGTGCCCACTTCGGAATAATGAAGCTGGACGACGTAGTGACCAACGAGAACAGTCAGACGATAGACCGTCTTCAGAAGGTCAACAAGCAAATCAGCATCAATCGCGCCATGTTACATCCGTATGGGTTCATGGACGTAATCGGTACGTGGTACGACGAGAAGGACTTCTACGGCGAGACCATCAAGCGAGAGGAACAACTCGCCGAGGAAGATGGCCTGCTCGACAGTATCAAAGGCTCTGTAGATTCTGGCAGGTTCAACAGCAGCGTCAACGTAAAGATTTACCTTCGGTCGGCCTGGTGGCTTACCGAAGAGGCACTAAAAGCAGGGCGAATCGAGGCCGAGGCCACAAAGAAGGACTACGAACTGTGGTTCCCTGAGCGCCTGACCTATGAGTTCCTCCTCAAGGAAAAGAAGACCGAGAAGTCCGAGGGCGGTTTTGAAATCAAGTACCTCAACAACCCCCGAAAGATAAACAAGGTCAAAATACCGCGTGAGCTTCTAATTCGGCGCACCATCCCGTTCAACCAACTGCCGACACAAGGTATCGTCGTCACTACGGTAGACACTGCATATTCAACGAAGTCGTGGGCAGACTACACGGTGATTATGACGACGCTTATCTACGGCGGTCGCTTCTACATCATCAACATGAAGCGGGGAAGGTTCAACGAGTACGAACTACCGGCAGTCATCGCCGCGACCGCACAAAAATGGAAACCAAAGCGGATTGCAATTGAAGACTCGGTAGGCGTGAAGTGGATGGGCCGCGAACTCAGGCGCGAGATGGACAAGCTCCAAATCAGCGTTCCCGTTGAGTTCTGCTCACTTGGATTGGGCAATAAATCCCGCTCGAAAGCGATGAAGGTGAAGCCGGTCGTTCGGCTACTCGGTGACGAACGGATGTACTTCTCCAATGCCTGTGAAGGGCTGGAGGAGATTTACTCCGAGCTTGAAAAGTTCACAGGCACGAGCGAAGACGCCCATGACGACATCGTTTCCGCACTGTCTTTACTGGCTGAGCAGTTTGTCGCATACGCCGACATGGGCAGCAAAGTGGACTACGTGAACACGCAGTACGCCACAAATAAACGGGCGGCTGAGATTCACGACCTAGTTCACTGCCTCGGCAAGTACGCCTACCTGAAAGGCCAGGTAGACGACCACCCGACGACGGCTTATCAGGTAGAGCAGAGCGCCGGATACAGCGAGTCCTACGCCGACCCGTTAGCAGACCTGATGTAACAGGAGCAAGATGGCAATACCGGAAACGGACGGCAACGAGAGCCGCTCCCTTACTCCCCTTGATTATGGGAAGGACGGTCAGCTCAAGACAATAGACGCGGACCTCGCTCTTGTTTGTGGCGCCGCCCGCAAGTCCGAGCAGTACATTCAGAATAAGCAGTGGAACTTGCTCTGGCGCGATGCGGACCTTCTTTACCAATCGCCGCGCCCGATGTCGGTGTACGAAAACACCTATATCCTTGAGCCGAACGTTCAGCGCTTCACGGTCGCCAAAGTAGCGAATGCCGTCGTACCACAGCTCTATAAGGGGCTGTTCTATGCCGACCCGCCTATGCTTATGCGCCCGCGTCCCGGCACTTCTCAGAAGGTTGTGGATGCAAAGACGGCCTTGTTTTCGTGCTTGCTCGATGAGTGCAAGTTCAAGACGGAGACGAAGTGGGGACTCGAACAGATGGCCGTATTCGGTACGGGCATCTGGAAGTGGGGAGTCAACTACGTCGAAATTCAACGGACTAAGCGCGTTGCAAGCATCGCTGCTCTTACGTCCGGTCCAGTAGGAGCGCAGGAGCAAATTCAGGTTCCGAAGGACGAGCCGCCTAAACTCAAGCGAGAGACCCGCTACGCAGCGCGTCCGTTCTTTGAAAGCCGCCCACTCGATAAGGTTCTAATCGACCCGAAGTGCGCTGTTGGCGACATCCGCCAAGCAGACTTCGTTATCGACGTTCGCTTCATCGACTACTACGGGTTGAACCGCATCCGCAAGGCTCTAGACGAGCTGAAGGAAAAAGACCCGAACCACCCAGATTTGAAAGGCTGGAAACTTCCTAGTGAGGAAGAGCTTCGTAGATGGTGGATGCCTCCGATTACGGTAACGACCGGTTCGGATAATCTCGCTACCGATCAGGCGACACACGCCAACGGCTTGGTGCATCATTCTGAAGAGCAGAACATTGAAGTAACGCCCGACCTTCTTCGCAAGAAGATGGAGCTGCTGGAATACTGGGACAAGGGCCGCAAGGTCATCGTACTCGACCGTACAAAGGTCATCTTTACCGGCGAGAATCCATTCAAGGTCATCCCGTTTCTCTCAGCAAATTGGTGGAACCGGCCAAAGGCGTTCTACGGTATGGGACTCGGCCTCATCGTTGGTCAGAACCAGCGCGTAGACCAAGGTACCATCAACGCCATTCTGAAGATTCTGTCCTTCGGCGTGAACCCGATTTACCTGCGCAAGCGTGATTCAAACACGCCGACGCAGATGATACGGACAGGTTTAGGAAAGATTCTGACCGTAGACGGAGAAGTCGATAAGTCCTACAAGCTCCTAGAACAGCCGAAAGTCCCAGGTGAGGTATTCTCGGCCCTCGCCGAGTCCGAAAAGGCAACGGAGAGTTCCTCCGGTGCTGACCAAGCGCTTGTGCAGGGTTCCTCAGCGGGACCGCGTACATCTATGGGCCGGACTGCTGGCGGTGCCGCGCAGCTCGCGAATGCGAGTGCGACCCGCTTAGACGGGCCGCTGGACAACTTCATCGAGCAGGTGTTCAAGCCGTTCTTGTACATCCTCGATGACCTGATACTCAACTACCTTTCTGACTTTGAGATTTTCGCCATTCTCGGCGAAGAGATGGGTAAGGACTTTGAAGTAGACCTTCAACAGTTCCATGATGCGCGTATCGAATACGAAGTGCTGGCGGGCGCGAGTCTGGCGGCAAAGCGGACGATGGCGCAGTCCATGACTCTACTCACGCAGATATTGGAGAACCCGCAAATCACTGATAGCTTGGCGGACATCAATAGCGAGTACATCGACTGGAAGACCATTCTCAATATGTGGATGGAAGCTTCCGAGTGGAAGAACAAGAACGATGTCATCAAGCCGATGACGCCAGAGATGATTCAGAAGCGCCAGCAAGCTTCTCAGGCAGCCCAGCAGCAGTCGAAGGCAGCTATCGCGCAGCAGTTGAGTAATCAGAAGTTCCAGGAGAAATCGGCCCTTCAAAATCAGTCCGCGAATGACCGCATCAAGCGTGACCTCGTAGTCGCCGCATTTAGAAACAGCGGGACTGAAGAGGCTACGCAGGGTGAGCCAAGTATCGGCGGGCTGGACGGAAGTATGCCGACAGTCGTGTAACTATTACCCCTCCTACGTTAGTAGCGTAGGACCAGAGGCGGCCTTGACACAAAAACAGGGCCGTCTCTCCCTCTATTTGCGAGGAGGCAAATGGAAAACAGATTCGAGCCAGAGCTTTCTCTGGAACACGCGGACCGTGCCGCTGTCGCACAGACGGTAGCAACACCCGGTTGGAAAGTCATCAACCGAATCCTTCGGTCCGAAGTAGACAAGTACCTCATTGCTCTCATCAACGTGCCAGCGAGCGATGACCACGCCATCGTAGCCGCCCACAAGCTCTCGAAGGCGGCAGCTCAAGTCTACACGGCTGCAATGAGCAGAATAAGCAACGAGGTCCAGCAGTTCATCGCTCAGTCGGGTATGCCTACCACACCGGTAGACATCACAGAAGGTCTCATTGACCTCGGACCAGCGAGCAGCACTATTGAAGATTTGGGCATGGACATCACGAACGACCAGTTCTTAGAGGAGGGAGCTGAATGAGTTTAGAAGCAATCGAGCTTCAGACCGGCGCCGAAGTGCCCGGTACCGAGCAGACCCCGGCAGAGCCGGTAACGCCCGTAGAAACCCCAGCAACCCCAGCAGCTCCGGTACTCGAAGAGAAGCGATACGAGTATCAACCGACCGACGAGAACGGTCGCGCTATTGGCGGTAAGCAGGTAATCAAGTACACTACCCCGGAAGAGCTGGCCGCAAAGCTCGCCGAGCAGAACACTCTGTTGCTCCGCAAGCTCCGCGCCGAGACTCGTAAGAACCGCTTGGGCATCGTCGATGCTGACACCATACCGGACGACGCGCCTCGTTACGAAGAGCCTCTGACGTTTGAGCCACGGCAGCTTACCGACGAAGAGCGTTTTCAGCT